AACGAAAAGTGGTAAACGATCTTCTGACACGGGTGAGAGATATCTACCAGAAGCTGCGATCAAGGCTCTCAGCCCTGCTGAGTACGCCCGAACTTCTGCCGCCAAGCGAAAAGGCAAGGCCCAGGGCAAGCAGTTCGTCGCGCAGCCCAAAGGCATTGCTGCTAAAACGCGCAGCTACCGCCAAAAAGGCAAGTAAGGGGAAGAAGTAACCATGGAAACCGTAGAGCTTCTTATCAAGGCGTGGCCTATCTTCTTGGGGTTTATTACCCTGGTTGTACTGCTTGCCAAGATGGATGGCCGTCTTGCCACGGTCGAAGAGAAGATCAAGACCTTGTTTGAGTTACTTAACAAAAAGATGGGCCGGTGAAGTATGGCCAGAGTTAAAAAAGAAGCGATTGGACAGGAAATCCGTAAGTCGTACGAGCGCGGCCAGAAGGGCTGCCCGGACGCAACAGCGGATATCCGTATCAACCTTAAGAACCGCAACAAGGCCATCAAGGAGTACGGCTACGGCCCCTTGAACCCAGAATCGGAGTCACGGGCGTTCTGGGACAAAAAGGCGGAGCTTTGGGAGACGACCGTTCGGGAGGCCAAGAAGGCACGCTGCGGCAACTGCGCGGCCTTCATCCAGACTCCTGAAATGATCATCTGTATCGAGAAGGGCATTCACGACTACAAAGAGGAGATGGATCACGAGAACTACGCTCCAGAGGTCGTTGCGGCGGCTAATCTCGGGTACTGTGAGCTCTTTCACTTCAAGTGTGCGGGCGATCGTGTTTGCGATGCGTGGCTTGTCGGCGGTCCAATCAAGTAGGATGCGCGTATGCCACTCCTCAGACTGTTCTTAAAGCCGGGTGTAGACAAGCAAAACTCCGAATACGGTGCGGAAGGCGGTTGGGTTGACTGCGATAACGTCCGTTTTCGATACGGGCTGCCGGAGAAAATAGGCGGCTGGGTCTTGTTTTCTGACACTGCGGTTTATTTTGTCGGCGCTACGAGTGAGGTGTTTGCTTGGAACGACTTGGACGGTTCTCCGTACCTCACGCTAGGCACTACCAGGAAGGTTTATGTTTTTTACGGCGGCACCTGGGCGGATATAACGCCAATTCGGGATACAAATGCGGGCGTGACGTTTGACACGGTTAGCGGAAGCAACGCGGTCGCCGTTAATGACTCGGGTCACGGCGCAATCACCGGGGATTTTGTAACGCTTTCCAGCACTACTGGAAATCCTGGCGGCATTCCAAACGCTACGATGAATGCTGAATATGAGATCACTGAGGTTATTAATACCAGCAAATACACCATTACCGCCTCTGTTAACGCAACTGCTACTGCAACAACAGCGGGCACAGCAGTTGCTACCTATCAAATCAATGTTGGCAGTGACGTAAGTTTTGCGGATTTCGGGTGGAGCACTGGCACTTGGGGACTAAGCACTTGGAACACCCCTCGTCCCGCTTCTGCTGGTCTCACGCTAACTTCTCGCGTTTGGCAATTTGACACTTTTGGTGAAAATTTAATATTGCAACTCGTGGGAGGAGGCATCTACGAGTGGCTGCCGAGCACGGGCATTGGCGTGCGGGCAACGGCCATTTCTGGCGCACCAACCAAGAGTAACTATGCGTTGCTCTCTACTCCCGATCGACATCTTGTTTGTTTTGGTACGGAAAGCACGGTGGGCACCCCTGCAACGCAAGACCCCATGTTTGTGCGTTTCTCGAACCAAGAGGACGTAAACACGTTTGTTGCCTCTGCCACCAACACGGCTGGCGGACAACGGCTTACGGACGGCAACCTTATTGTCTCAGCAGTTCGTTCCCGCGGGCAGATCTTAATTTGGACGGATACGGCGCTGCACGGCATGCAGTACGTGGGTCCGCCGTACACGTTTGGTTTTCAACAGCTCGGCGCTAACTGCGGCCTGATTGGCCCACATGCCTCGGCGGATGTGAACGGTGTAGCATATTGGATGGCCAAGGACGCGTTTTTCGTGTTCGACGGTACGGTGAAAAAGCTCTCGTGCACTGTGCAGGACTATGTGTTCAAGGATTTAAACCTTATCCAAGCACAGAAAGTGCACGTGGGGATTAACACGCAGTTTAACGAAGTGACATGGTGGTACTGCACTGCGGACAGCGACTATGTCGACCGTTTGGTTACCTATAACTATCTTGAGCAGGTCTGGTCCGTGGGCACGATGCCTCGTACGGCCTGGACGGACCTTGGCACGTATTCCAGGCCTCTTGCCTCAGAGTATGAGTTGAACAGCAATGAGGCAACCGTGAGCACGATCAACGGATTAACGGCGGGTCGTTCTTTGCTTTACAACCAAGAAGTCAGCACTAACGGGTCGGGAGCAGCTATTACCGCTTTTGTTAAATCCGGTTATTTCGACATCGGCGATGGCGATCAGGTAATGTACATGCGTCGATTCATTCCTGATTTTCAGGATCAAGAAGGTAGCCTAACCGTTCATTTGTTGTTGCGCCCCTATCCGCAATCTTCTGCTGTTGCGAGTTCTCTGGATCCTTATGTGATCACCCCTACGACGGAAAAAGTCGATACTCGGGCTCGAGGACGGCAGATTAGTTTGCGGATCGAAAGTTCGGCGGTAGATACTAATTGGAGATTTGGCACGATGCGCGTTGATGTTCAACCGGATGGCTTGCGGTGAGTAAGATTACCGGGGTACGTCTGCCTAATGCTGCTGCCACTGACTACAATGCGCAGCAAATCGATCAACTGGTTCGCTCGCTTGAGCAGCTGATCCTTCAGCTTAACAATACCTACACCCCGGTGACCACGGAGGACAAGGATCAGGCGCAAGCTTGGTTCTTCGGCCACTGATGTCAAATTCCTATAAGCGCTACGCAGAAACGCTGATTGCAACAGTCCCCAAGACTGTAGTGACCGTTCCTGCTGCAACAGCGGCAATTCTAAAATCCATTTGGATTGCTAATAATGACGCCAGTTCTACGAATATTACCGTAACTATGACGTTGGCGGGGGTGGGCACCCATTACCTGGTCCCGACCACAGCGTTGGCCTCAAAGGATCGGGTGGACTTCTTGGGAGGGTGGGATTCTAACGCTTTAATTCTGGTTCTTGAGGAGGCGGACACGCTGGTGATCACCTCCTCGCTGGGGAACGTCTACGCCACCGTAAGTGCACTTTTAGTGGACAGGAAATAGGGCTTACGCAATAATCAAGGGAGTCTTCGCGTCCTTTCCCGGCGCGCGACCCCCTGTAGGGTCACTGGTACCAATTGGAAAGGACACTTATGGAAAATGAAGGCATCATGGGCCTGCCCGCAGGGCAGGCCATGCAAGACCCAAGTCCCCCGGCCCAGCCGATTTATGTCTCGAGCGCGGACACGTACGATGCCGCGCTAACGGCGCTGGGAGCATCGAGCAACGATCCAGCGCAGGCTGAAGCCGTCCGCCAGGCGGTCAGGGAAAGCATTGACGAACTGGACCTCAGCACGGCTGAGGTTTCGGCGTTGCTCGAGGTCCTCGAGTACATGTCGCAGAGGCCGGACGAGTATCCGCAGCTTCGTCAGCGCCTGATTGACACCGGGATGATGGACGACGATGACCTGCCGGAAGCCTACGATCCGGCGTATCTCGGCATGGCCATCATGGCCTTGAACGAGTACCAGGCCTCCGCTGCTCAAGGCGCACAGGCTCCGATGGATATGGCGCCGACCGTTGAAGGCCTTGAGCCCATGGCCATGGCCGATGGCGGGTTGGCCGATGTGGCCCAGTATCTGGCCTCTCTGGGCCGCAATGGCGACTCGATCCTTGCGCATATCACCCCGGGAGAGGCACGGCTCCTCAAGGCCATGGGCGGTTCGGGCACGCTTCACCCTAAAACAAAGCTGCCTCAGTTCTTCTTGAAGAAGCTCTTTAAGGGTATTAAGAAGACGGTCAAAAAGCTTCTCCAGAACAAGTTCGTACGCATTATTGCTATGGTGGCACTGGCCGCGGTCCTTGGTCCTGCGGCCATCAGCGCGATGGGCAGTATTGGTCTTACTGGCGTTGCTGCGGGTACTGCTGTCGGCACTGCTGGCACGGTTGCTGCGGCGGGCCTTGGTACCACCACTGTCGTCATGTCCACTGCTGCCGCTGCGGCGGCTTCGGCGGCTGCCGCCGTCGGCACCTCTGCTGCGATTAGCGCCATGGCAGGGGAAAAGATTAACGCCAAGAACCTGTTGGTCACTGCCGCAACGAGCTACTTCGGCGCGGGCGGCACGGCGTTCGGCGTCAATCCGGTCAGCAAGATTTCAACCCTTGCAGGAAAGTATGTGCCCGATGCGGTGGCGAAGGGCATTGGTGCGGGCGTCACAAGCGCTGGCATCGGCAAACTCGCGGGCATGGGCACGCAGGAAGCCCTTGGCATGGGCCTTCAAAGCGGCATCATGGCCGGTTATCAGCAGTTCAAGCAAAATGAGGCGCTTAAAATCGAGGCGCTTAAAATCAAGCCCGATGCTGAATTGAAGGCTCTTGGCTATAACGACAGTCAAATCGCCAAAATCAGAAGGGGAGCTGATGTAACCACCACCACAACACAGCCAGGGGCGGGGGAAGCCGGGTCTGGTACGCTTAGTACAGATGCGGGGCAAGGTGTCGCTAGCGGACCATATGAAACGGCAGGCGGCTCTTCGGTGCCCTTCTATACGACAGCCTCCGGCCCGGGCGCTGAACCGGGCGCTGGGTTTCAGCAGGCGTTGAACCGGGCCACTAATGTTTCCGCAGCCCCCGCTACAACGCCGGGCTCGGGCATGTTTGGGCGCATGGGGAGTTACCTTACATCCCTCGCCCCGGGCGGAGAAACGCCGTCGTTTGATAAGTTCAAGAACGCGTTTCTTGTCAACCCAGATGCGACCTCAACGCTTGGTCGGTATGTGCCGGGTGTCGCAACGGCGCTCGCCGTCACGGGCCTTGCCGGCGGATTTAAAGCAGGGAAGTCGGAGGAGAACCCCCTCTTCGATCGTAAATACACGGGCGAAGAATACATCCGCGACAACCCGGAAAAGTTCACCGGCGGCCTCACGCCCACGGTGCTGAAGCCCTACAACCCGGTGGTGGAAACCCCGTCGTACGGGCTTGATGCACTGAACACGAGCCCCGGCCCAAGCTCCACGGCCCCCGGATCTTATTCAACGATGCCCGTGAGCCCTGCCCCGAGGTACTACGCCCCGAGTAGCTCCCCGACGAACATGCCGGAAGGCATCCCGCAGCCGTACAACGTCTCTGGGGCGTACGGCGTGCCGTTGTTGTACGGGAACCCTGTTCAACAGACGCGCCCCACGGGGTATCGGCAGGGCGGTGCAGTAAACAACGCGGTCAGGCAGGCGGCGCGGGATCCTTTTCTGGTGGCGCAGACCGAAGGGCTGCTGTACGGCGGCCCGGAGGCGGCAATGGCCGCGGGGCGGGCTGTTCAAACGCTAAACAAGCAAAATAACCAGGGAATCATGATGGCCCAGGGACTGCGCCAAGGCGGCCAGCCGTCGCGTTTCCCGCGTAAGACGGGTCCGATTGACGGCCCCGGCACGGGAACCTCGGATTCGATCCCGGCGATGCTGTCGGACGGTGAGTTTGTGTTCACGGCCAAAGCCGTGCGCAACGCAGGCAAAGGCAGCCGTCGCAAAGGCGCTCGCCGGATGTACAAATTGATGAAAATGCTGGAAGGCGGCAAGGTCGAGGGCAAATAAATGGCAACAACAGATAATCCAATCCAGCAGCAGATTGTCCGGGAAGCCCCGGAGATTGAAGCCTATAAGCTTAAACTGCTTGAGGAGTCGCAAAAGCTGGCCTTCCAGCCCGGATTTGCCGATCAAATCCCGGGATACCAGG